TGGAAAGTAGAGAACCTACGGATTTACACCCTTCCATAACCTACGAACAGGGTGCTCAAGATTTATTAATTGTTAACACTCCACCAGAACATGCAAAGTCTACGACTATTACAGTCAACTATGCTGTCTATCGGATTTGCCAAAACCCAAACATCAGAATCATGATTGTGTCTAAGACACAGGCTATGGCGCAAAAGTTCCTGCTCTCCATTAAGAACAGACTAACACATCCTAAGTATCAGGACCTACAACTAACCTTTGGACCTCCAGGGGGATTTGAAAAGAATTCTGATTCATGGAAGCAGGACTTAATTTACTTATCCTCCGAGGCTCGTGACTCTGGAGAAAAAGACCCCACCGTACAGGCTATTGGTATAAGGGGTCATATTTACGGTGCTCGTGCCGATTTGATTATCATGGATGACTGTGTTGATAATACCAATGCCCATGAATACGAGAAACAAATTGATTGGATTCAATCTGAAGTTATGTCCCGTATTGATGACAATGGGGGCAAACTTTTAATTATTGGCACTCGCCTAAGACCTAGAGATTTATATTCAGAATTACGCGACCCTATGCGCTACCCTGATGAAACCTCACCATGGACTTACTTTGCCCAACCTGCAGTATTAGAATTTAACGAGGACCCAGATAAATGGGTAACCCTATGGGCAAAAACTAATTTACCACCCATATCAGGTGTTGGTCATCCTGATACTGATGGACTATACCGCAAGTGGGATGGACAGGCTCTACATAAACGCAGGGCAAGATTATCTCCAAACTTATGGGCAATGGTTTATCAGCAACAACAAGTCCATGAAGATTCAGCATTTCCATCCGAGGCTATTAAAGGAATTATTAATGGTGCTCGTAATGTTGGTCGCATACCAAAAGGCAAGGCTGGTGTAAGACCAAACGGTATGGATGGATTAATTGTGGTTGCTGGACTAGACCCTGCAGGCTCAGGTTATACCGCAGCCGTATGTTTAGGTTTAGATATATCTACCCAGAAAAGATACCTGCTAGATGTATCCAATGTGGCTGCAATGAAGCCAGATGCAATACGAGAATTAATTAAAAACTGGACTGACAATTATCAGATTTCTGAGTGGCGAGTTGAGAAAAACGCTTTCCAAACAATGTTAACTCAGGACCGTGAGGTACGAGAATACCTTTCGTCTAGGGGTGCAATACTACGAGAACATCATACAGGTCAAAACAAATGGGATACTGATTTCGGGGTTGCATCCCTGACGACATTATTTCATGGTTGGGAAGATGGCAACGCACTAATTGAGTTCCCATCAACTCATGCCTCTGAAGGAATTAAATCCTTAGTTGAACAATTAGTAACCTGGTATCCAGATGCACCTAAGAATCAAAAGACCGATACCGTAATGGCATTTTGGTTTGCTGAATTAGGTTGCCGTGACAGAATATCAAATGCTTCAACATTTGCCCGTACTCATAACAGTATCAGTATGTTCCATACTCGTTATGACCGCAACCGACAAATCACCTTACAACTAGACGACATATACTCATAGAATAGGACTAGGCGTGCCACTTTCCCTAGATGAAATTAAAACCAATTACGAACGCTACAAGCAAGCCTTTGCTGACCGCGATATGCGTATGGAGCAAATCCTTCTTGTTCGTAAAGGTCGGATGCGTGATGTATTCCCAGATTTATTTCCAGATGGTCCATTTGAGAATCCTATCGTTGCAAACATGGTGGACATTGCAGCAAGAGATTTATCAGAGGTAATCGCACCACTTCCTGCTTTCAACTGCAACTCACCAACTATGGTGTCAGAGAAAGAACGCAAGAAGGCTGATAAGCGCGAAGAGATTGTAAACGGAATTGTTGACTTCTCTGATTTACAAACTCAGATGTTTACTGCTGCTGACCGTTATGTATCTTATGGTTTTGTACCAGCACAGGTTGAGGTTGACTTAGATAACAACATGCCAAGAATCCGTTTCTTAGATTCTTATGGTTGCTATCCAATCGTTGACCGCTTTGGCAAAGTCCATGGTATGTATCAAAGAATTAAGAAGCCTCTGGCTGACTTAATGGCTTCATATCCAGAATATGCTCATCTTTTGTATGATAAAGATTCAACCAACTCAATGTTGGAAATTATTCGTTATCACGACAAAGACCAAGATATTCTATTTGTTCCTCAAAGAAACAACATAGTCATAGATAAAGCACCAAATCCTATTGGTGAGGTCATGGTTCGTATTGTTCAACGACCATCTATTGACTCTGAAGCAAGAGGACAATTTGACGATGTACTAGCAATTCAAGTTGCTAAGGCTCGTTATGCATTACTTTCGCTTGAGGCTGCAACTAAAGCAGTTCAAGCACCACTCGTAGCCCCTAGAGATGTAAGCGAGATAGCCCTTGGACCAGACGCTGTTATTAGAACTGAACGACCTTCAGATGTTCGTAGATTATCTATTGATATACCACCAGGTGCTTTTGCTCAACAGCAGGTACTTGAAGGAGAACTTCGTTTAGGTAGCCGTTATCCTGAATCACGCACAGGAAACATTGATGCATCAATCGTTACAGGTCGTGGTGTGCAGGCACTTATGGGTGGATTTGATACACAAATCAAAGCAGCCCACGCAATGTTTGCTCGTGCATTTGTTGAGTTAGTTTCTCTTGCACTTAAAGTAGACGAAAAAGTTTTTGACAATATGGAAAAGACTCTACGCGGTGTACGCAATGGAGTTCCATACGCAATTAAATACAAGCCAAGTCGTGATATTGATAAAGACTACACCGTAGATGTTCAATATGGACTTATGGCGGGACTTGACCCAAACCGTGCATTAGTGTTCGGCTTACAGGCTCGTGGAGATAAACTTATATCTCGTGACTTCTTACGCCGTCAAATGCCGTTTTCATTTAACGCAACACAAGAAGAAGAAAAAGTTGATACAGAAGATTTGCGTGATGCAATGAAGCAGGCTATTGCCTCTTATGCTCAAGCAATTCCAGCACTTGCATCCCAAGGACAAAATCCTTCAGACATTTTGTATAAATTATCAACTGTCATTAATCAACGCCAAAAGGGTACGCCTATTGAACAAGCAGTATCTGAGGCGTTTCAACCACAGAATCCCCCACCTGGCGCGATGATGACCCCTGAAGGTGTAAGTCCCGAACTTGTTGGGCAGGCAGGTGCGGTCCCCCCAGGTGAGGGGCAACTTCCACTGGGACTAAGTGAAACTGGTCGTATGCAAGGTGTGGCTCCAGGACAAATTGCACCAGGTGGTCGCCCAGATGTTCAGTCGCTTTTAGCAAGTTTGACACAAAGAGGAGAACCTAATCTTCAGGCTTCTCTCGTTAGACGACTACCAGTTGCGTAAGGAGGTGACACATGAAGAAATCCCTAGCAGGAGGAAAGAAACCTAAGAACCAAGGTTCAGCAGGCAAGGCTCCAACACAAAAACCTATGATGGCAAAGAAAGCATCATCAAAGGGTGGCAAGACATATTTCTCAAGCAATCCAAGCGGAACTCGCGGTTCACGCAATAAGTAATTAATAAACCTGAGTAAGTTTTAAAACTGCTCATAACATTTTAAGCGCTCATATAGCGAAAGGTAATAATGGCACTAGCAAAAGAAGAAAACTTTAAAGTATCTGCAACAGGCGGTGCAGGAACTAACGGACAACCCGCAAGATACGCTGCAGGTATAGATAACGCACAAGATTTTTATGATATGCAAACAACTGCCCCAATGTCAGGACAAAATCCTGCAGTTTCTGCAAAAATTAAAACTACAACAATAGAACCTAAAATTGATACAACTGGAATAGTTCCTCTTAACGCTTTTACTCAATACCCAGAAGAAGGTGTTGATACTGGTGGAGTTATGGGACCAAATGCAGGTGAAGAAGTTATGGCAGCACCTGCCATGCTTCGTGCACAAAACAGTCAAGATGTTGCACAGTTAGCAGCATATCTACCATTTTATGCCAAAATTGCCGAAAGCCCACAAGCATCAAATGCAATGCGTAATTGGTATCGTTATATTCGTAGCCAAGTAGAGGGTATACAGTGACTTGGTTTGACAACCTTGGTAAGATGGCAAAGTCTGCTGTAGATTTTACAGGAGTGCCAGGCTTATTTAAAGATTTAGCAACCTCTGGTAGTAACGATGACCCTTGGTATGTAGATGGTGTTAACTTTGTAAAGAACACAGTTAAGGTAGCAACAACTCCAGTTCGTGCTGCAGTTGGTGGCTTACTTGCTGCTGGTCAGGCTTCATACGAACTTGGTGGAAAAGTACGCCGTGAAGGTGTTGAAACTATCCTTGAACAACCATTTATGTATAACAAGTTCAAGGCTCCAGGTGAATCTTATACAGATTACACACTTCGTGTAGAGCGCGAAAAAGAAAACATTTCTTTAATGCAGGCTGGTTTATCTGTTCTTTCTCCAGGGCGCACTTCTGGCGATAGAAGTGGTTGGTTTCAAAACTGGACTGATAATAACTTTAAATTTTTATCTGCTGGCTTTGATGTCTTTAATCAAGAGGACAGAGATACAGCATTTCGTGACCAATATACAGGAAAGTTTTTATCTGGTATTGGTGATTTAGTAGCATCAACAATTATTGACCCATTAACCTTTGCTGGTTTCTTAGGTAAAGGTGCAGTAATTGCTGCAAAGGCTCCAATGCTCGACCAAATACAGGGCAAAACAGCCCGTGCTGTATTTGGTAAGTTTGCTATGACAGAAGAAAAACTTGATAATATTTTAATTCAAGCATTAGATGGCAAAGGTGAAGCACTTGCCGATATTGATTTTCTTGCTACAAGTACCGCCCGTGAACAATATAAGTACTGGAAAAAGAAAAAAGTAACTAATCCAGATGCTATGGCATATTTGTTTGGTAGGGCTGGAAGTCAAGAAGAAGTTATAGATACTTTCCGTGCTGTTATGTATCGTGATACAAAGGCTATTTCAAAGATTAGTGCAAAAGATGAAGAAACAGCCCTTATGATGGATGCATTAAATGATGTACCACATCCACACCGCCAATTTCTTGAAGGTAAAACAGACGGAGATTTAATTACATCACCAGAATATAATCGTACTACTGGTGGTTATATTTCAAAATTAATAGATGAAACAAGTGACTCATACGACCAAAGATTTGCAACTGCTTTGGCTGAAGTTCGCACTGGCGGACAATTAAAATATGGATTTAGTCGTGGACCTTGGGAAGGTAAACTTGCTGCAAAGTCAAAGAAAGAGGCTCAAGCCACATTTGCTGAAGCAGATAGTATAACCTTTCAAAAAACTAGCCTTCATCCAATAATTAAAGTTGTTAACTTTTTTACTAAAGAATTACCAAGCGGTGTATTTAATGTACATAATGGTGATTCTTATATAGAGTTTAACGCTTTCTTGCGTGAGGCTAATGAATTATCTAAAGGTCGCTTTGGTGCTCAAGCAGCAGGTTTTGCCGATAGATACTTAGCAGCAGTTTCTACTGGTGAGCGTAACGCAATTATTCAACAGGCTGAAAAGGCTGCATTATCTACATTGTTCCCAAATTATAGTGCAGATAATATAAATAAATTATATGCTATTTTTGATTACCGTAGGGCTTCAAGAATTAAACAACACCGCGACCAAGGCTTTGTTTCCTATATGGAAAATGGTCAAGTTGTAAACGCTATTGCTCCAGTATTACAAAGAGAATCAGCAAACATAGTAATTATTGCAGATTTAAGAAAATTAAAATATGCGATTGATTCCCATGAGCGTGTATTGCCAGGAATTTTAGATGGATTAGGCGTAGAAGATTTAACCCTAAGAACCCAAAAAGGTTTGTCTGCTCTTTCAACCATTAATGATATTTTTAAAACATCAGTACTTATGCGCCTTGGTTATACTGTGCGTAATATTACTGAAGCACAATTATCTATGTTGGCTAAAGGTTTTGCTCTACCAGCAATGGTTGCAGCAGGTGGACCAGAAGCAGTTAGGCGTTTCTTTAATAACCGCAAAGTTGGTTTTAATAGGTTAATTGACCAAGTAAATGTTGCTACTGGCAAAGTTGATGATATTCGTGCTCTTGAATATGCCTTTCAATCAGAGGTAGATAAACTTCGTGCTATAGATATGAGCCGTAAGCAACTTGCTAAGGCTGTGTCTACTCGCATTAGAGATATAGAAAATGATACATTTCGTCTTCGTTTAGGACCATCAACTGGTGTAGGTGTAGGACCACTTACAGTAGAAGATGAACTTCGTACCCTTCGCGGTGTATTAGCAGATTTAGAGTCAGTAACGCTTTATCATGGCAGCCCAGAGGCTGCATTTAAATTAGATGAAGCAAGAGTGTTGGCTACATCAGCATCACCATCTGTTGCTGCTCGTTATTCAACTGGCTTTACAATTCACTCTACAGAAAATTATTTAGAAACTCCATCAGGTCGCCCTGGTCGTTTAGGACAAAAACCAGAACTTACACCAGGTGCAGAAATTGGTTCATTTGGCGTTGTTGAAAAAATGCCAAAAGAAGAATTTGATGCTTTAACCAGATATGTTAGTAAAGATTTTACTGCTAGAACAAGTATTCAAAATATTTTAAGAGGGTTTCCAGTAGGCAGTCTTGCTGAAAAATATGCTAAAGAATTTCCCGTTGCTCAATTAAAGCGTGCTATTCAACGAAGTGTTATTACAAAAAATACTACTGTATATCGTGGAACACGAAATCCAGATATTTTAAATGCAAAACTTGGCGATATTATTACAGAAAAAGGTTTTATATCTACATCTAAAGAATATAAAGGTGCTGAACAATTTGCTGGAAAATTTGATAGTGCTGGTAATCCAAAAGATATTATTGTAACAATAGAATTACCAAAAGGTACTAGAGGTATAGATGTAAATTCTACTTACAGTGGATTTAATGATTTAAATACATATGAATCAGAAAATGAAGTTTTACTTGCAGCAGGTACAAAATTTAAAGTTATTAAATTAATTCCAGGTCAACCCGCAACTGCAGATTTTCCAGCAATAAATCCAATTATTACCTTACAAGCAATTCCTGATAAAAAACCAGGATTTAATATTGAGCGCGTTAGTAAAGCAGCAGATAATTTATTAACAGATATGATTGCTGCTAAAAATGCTGGCAAAGAAGTTGAAATGAAAACTGCCCGTGGCTGGCGTAAAGTTGAATCTCTTGATTGGAATCAGATACGCCTAGCCGAAGAAGGCGCTTTAGAAGTTACTCCAGATTTATTTATTCGTTCAGTATTTCGCGTTAAAGGTACAATGAATAAGCCAGTACCAGTTCGTGTATATGGTGATGCTTTATACTTAACTAAATGGTCTGATGTTCCAGTAGAGTTGCGTGATATTGCTTTTGGTGGCAAGGCTGCTAATTACAAAGAGTGGACTCGTAGCAAAGGTTGGCAAAATCCTGATGACCCTGTTACAAAATACATGCGTGAAAATGGTTTTGGTCGTGCAGTTGTTCAAGACGATAAATTAGCAGGTGGAGTATCTAATATTGTTTTGCCAGAGGCTATAGATAATGCTGGTCGTAAGCGTTCAGTAGAGCGTAGCATTGCAAAAATGGAGGAGCGTGCTGCTACTCAAATTGCTGAAGATTTGCCAGATATTCCAGGTCTTGAACAACAAATGGCTACACCTAAACAACGCCGTCTTGCTAGAACCGCAGCCCGTAAAGCAGCCCGTAGAGCAGAAACACCAGTTTCTCCTTATTACACTAAAGAAAATGTTAATGCCATGATTAATAATGGTGTTGAAGATGCTGCTGAAAACTTAGCAAAACTTTATACAATGTCACATGCTTATCTTGATGACATCTCAAGCAGATTAAATGCTCGTATAAGTATGGCTGAAACAAATGCTATTAAGCAACGCACTGGTTATGGATATTTAGACATTGAAGCCAACGACAATAAATATACCGTTCCTAATACTTTTCAAGATGCTACATGGTTTATGGGTAACACCTCTGCTGAAAGTACTTGGAACGCCATGATTGGTTCACAAGAAATGGCTTTTTCTGTTGGCATTGGCGCTAGAACTGTTAGTAAATTAAAATCTAATGACCCAAAGTATTTTGAAGGTTGGTCAAATATTCTTAATTTACACTTCCGTGACCCTGAAACAGGAATTATGGACCCAATGGTTCGTAGGATTCTTGATGGCGAAACAGACCAAGATATTCTTAATTGGCTTACTCGTAGCAAAGATGGTCGTCTTTATGCCAATGATACATATACAACTCCAGCCGAACGATATGGTTTAACGGCATTACGCGGTGGAGAGTTAAATGAAGATTTATTAGAAAAAATTAATATTACTCGTGGCGCTGTAAAGTTATACATACCTGATGAGGAAACAGCATTGTTCCTCAGTACAGTTCGCCCAGATGGTAGACCAATTTCAGGTGCTGAATTACAGAATTACCTACGAGATAAGTTTGGTTCAAACCCAGAAAACTTGCCAGATATTAATGGACTACTTGTTACCACAAGCAAAGAGTATCGTGACCAAGAACGGTTAATTGATACTTTTAATCGCCGTGTTATGCGCTTTCTTGGTTCATTACCAGAAGATGCATTTACTCGTCATCCGCTGGCTTCAGCAATATATAATCGTCAGATTAGAATTAATATACAAAATATTGCTGATGCAAAGGGAACAGATAAGTTAACTGCGGAAGAAATTAATGCAGCAATCAGAGGTGCTAGAGAAGATGCTCGCCGTACAGTAGAACAAACATTGTTTACTATTGTGCGCCGTACTCGTGCTTCATCAAGCCAAATAATGCAATTAATGTTTCCGTTTTATGTAGCCTATGAAAATACTATTAAGCGCTGGTCAGGTATTATTGCAGAAAATCCACAAGCAGTAACAACTGCTGCTCGTACCATTGCTCAACTTGTTAACGGTCAAACTATTATTGACCGCGATGGTAACCGTATTACAGATGCTAAAGATTTGGCTGGTGATAACTACGCTAACTTAGTAATTCAAGTTCCACAAGGATTTATTGATTCACTACCATCTACTTGGCGAGATATTGCTAATAATGCATTTAAATCTGTAAACATACCATTATCATCTTTGGATGTTATTACCCAAGGTCAACCTGGCAACCCAGGATTTGGTCCTTATGCAGTACTACCAACATATTTAATTTTGCGTAATCGCCCTGAATTGGAAGAAGCGTTTAAACCTTTCTTTCCAGCAGGTATGCCACAGTCTGCAGTAGATTTATTTGCACCTGCTGCTTTCCGCCGTTTACGCTCTATGTACAGCCAAGATGAATTATATGTTCGTACATTTAATCAAATGCTACGATATGAAGCATATAACTATAACTCTGGTCGTAGAACAGATGAGCCTACACTAGATGAAATTACAGATAAAACAAATAAGTTTTTCATGCTTCGTGCACTTTCATCATTAACAATGCCATTTGCAATTAGCCCTGAGATGGACTTTTATCAACAGACTTTCCGTCAGTTCTTAAATCAATATGGACCTGGAGAGGCTGAGGCTAAATTCCTTGAGATGTATCCAGATTATTTTGAGGCTACAGTAAGTCTTTCCAAATCTCCTGGAAGTCTTGAGTCCAATATGGCTACAGTTAAAAACCTAAAGAAGTTCCGTGGACTTATGGCAGAGGCTGAATCCTCTGACAATCCAGAACTTATTGGATTCCTTGCTAATGATTTTGATGGTCAGTACACATTTAGCCAAGCAGCATATCAATGGCAATATCGCCAAGGTGCATATCCTGGTTCTAAAAACACTTATCGTCAAAACCGTAGTCCAGAAGAACTATTGCGTGATGCAAACATCAAGCGTGGTTGGACAGAGTTTAATTCATTGATGGGTCAAATTAATACCTATAAAATACAAAACGGTATTGTTGCTGATAATGACCCTCGCATGGATATTATTAATGGCGCTAAACAATTATGGGTTCGCTCTCAAGCCGAGGGTAACTTTGATTGGTATTCAGAATATATATCTCCCGACAGAGGTAAATATGAACGCCGTGCTATCGTATTAAAGAAGGCTTTATCTGATAAAGACTGGATGGCTCAAAACGGTGAGCGTTCAGTAGTTAAGGCTATGGCAGTATATCTTGACCTGCGTGACCAGATGGCATCATTGCTAAAACAGCGTGATAGAGCAGGTGGTTCACAAACACTTAGTGCAAAGAGTAATGCTGATTTGGCTTATGCCTTTGAGCAAGTCAGACAACAACTTATTGCAGAAAGTCCTGAGTTTGAACAATTCCTAAATCGTTACTTCATAAATGATACGGTGGTAGTTTAATGACAAAAGAAGATAATAAACCAAAAACCCAATCTGGTACTCCTGCGGGAACTGGTAAAACTCCTACTGGAGCCAATTTAGAAGAATTAATAAAAGCCTATGCTTCAATGGGTGGAGTTGTTAATCAAGACCAAGGTCCTACTGCACAAGATGCTGAAGCAGCAGTTCAAAATGTTTACACTCAAATGCTTGGTCGCAATGCTGCTGGAGCAGAACGCAGTAAGGCTATTAATGCATACTTAAATCAGGCAATAGGCACAGATGCTTCTGGTCGCCAACAGGCTATTATCTCATTAATCCAACAATCGCCTGAATACCGCAAGCGCCAAGAAAATAATTACTTAGATGCTATCTATAATGAAGTAGCAAAAAATATTCAAAGGACACAAAGATAATGGCAGTCGGTTTACAAGCAAGTCCTCGCCCAGTAAATGAACTTCAAGCAGCATACTATGATTTAGACAGACAAAGGAAAGTATTAGATAAACTTCCTTTAAATAGTACTAAGTTTAAAGAAGCAAGAAAAGTTTTTGATTCTATTCAAGCCAGAATTAATACACTTGAGCAACAAGAAAGACAAAAGAGTAGTGCTAAAATTGCACAAGATAGAAAAAAACTTCAAGATGCATTAACCCGTGCTAAACAGTATGGTACTGCAGACCAAGTTACAGAAGCACAAAATGCTCTTAATAGTTTTATTGGCATTGACCCAAACCAGGTATTTCAAGAGCCTCGTTTTGGTCCTGGTGGAGAAAACATTATACCAGGT